ACGCCGGAGCCCGCATGAGCGACACCATCAAGGGCTTGAGCGTGGCAAGGCTTCATTACACCGCCGACCCCGAGAAGGCGACGCCCGAGTGGAAGGCGTACGCGAAGGCCGGTCAGAGCGAGGCCAAATTCCAGCGCGAATACGAGATGGACCCGAGGGCGGGCGCGCTGACGGCCGTGTTCCGCGAAGCCTATCGGCCGTCCGACCACGAGCGCGCGCTTGATCCGCACGGAATGCGCGTGTTCCACAGCTTCGACTTCGGACGCGGCTTTCCGGTGCGCGTCTGGTTCTCTCGGACCGCGTACAACGGGCTACGCGTCTATGCCTCGATGTACGGCCAGTCCATCTCGCTCCGTTCGTTCTGCGAGCAGACCATCGCGTTCGAGGTCAACACATGGGGCGAGGTCATCAGCGGTGAGCGGTGCTTCTGTGATCCGGCGGGGAATCAGCACAAGGACGACGGGCTCAAGTCGATCGAGGTGCTCCGCACGTTCGGGTGGCTCCCGCGATGGCGCGGCTCGCGAATCGAGGAGGGCATCGAGGCGCTCTCGGCGCTGATGCTCTCGACGCAACCAGACGGCGCGCCAGCATTTCTTGTGGACCCACGCTACAACAGCGACCTCTGCGCGGCGCTGCGCGGCGCCTACAAGCGCAACCGGCAGGGCGCCCCCGAGCATCTTCATCCGCACGGCGATCTCGTCGATGCCCTTCGCTACGGCGCGATCAACACGATGCCGCGCAAGGGAGCGCGCCGGCCACAGGAGCCCCCGTTCTACCGGAATCCGATCTCGGGCTACGGGATGGCGATCCCGCCGCACGCACGCGCGACCTTCGACGAGGTGCCCTTGTGACGGCGCGCGTGCTCGCTCGGCGTGAGAACCTCAAGGTTCTCAATCCGGTTGTCGTGCTTGTCGCCGTTGATGTGATGCACGTGCTCATCGTCGGCGAGCGGACGACCGAGATGTTCCTCCATGACGACGCGGTGTGCGAGGACTCTCCGACCGCCGCGCGTGCCGACGAGGTACTCCGCGCCGGGATAGAACGAGCCGTTGGGCCGACGTCTGGCTGGCGCGGTCGGCGAGCCCAGCCGCCGCCATCGCTTGTAGTGGAGGCGGCACCAGCCGCGTTGCCGGGCGACGAGCCCGCAGCCGTCCACCGAGCACAGCGTCCCGTCGTAGCGGTGAACGAGCGGCGGTGTGCGAACGGTCTTCAGGGGGTCGCCGTGGTGGTACCAGCGCATGTAGTGCTTCTGGCACCAACCGCTCGCGTACAGCGCGCCCCCACAGTCGGGAATCGAGCAGAGCCGAGTGTTCATGCGGTCATCTTACGCGAGGCCGCGTAGATGGCGGAACGTCTCCGCGTGATGAAGGCGCCGCTCGACCAGCCGGCGGACCTCTATCGCAACTTCGCCACCGACAAGGAGATGGCGGACCGCGCGAAGAAGCTCGTGCTGCCCATGCTGGAGCGCGCGCGCCGGAACCGGCAGAAGTCCGACGAGAAGGCGCTCCGACGCTATCGCCAGTGGGCAATGCAGAAGAACGACTCATTCTACCAGGGCCGCGCGAACGTCAAGATCCCCGCCGTGCGCAAGGGCGTCGAGCGCATGGTGACGCAGGCGATTCGCGAGACGTTCCCGAACGACGACTGGTACGGCCTGCGCGCGCTCGCCCGCGAGTTCGAGCCGAACGTCGCCGGCATGAAGACGCTGATGGACGTGCAGCTGCGCCGCCGGATGCAGGTCAAGCGCAAGGCGCGCCCCGTCTACCGGCAATTGTTCCTCTACGGCCTCTCGCCGGTGCGGCTGCAATGGCGCGAGGAGACGAAGACGGTCCCGATGGTCGGCCGCGGCCCCGACGGGAGCCTCCGGCTCGCGCGCAAGACGGTCACCGTGTACGACGATCCCGACTTCGTGCCCGTCGACTACTTCTCGTGGGGCGTCTACCCGGAAACCGTGATGGACATCGACGACGCGCGCCTCGTGTACGAGGACATGGTCGTCGATCTGGACGACCTGAAGGCCGACAAGGCGAACTACGCGAACCTCGACGAGGCGAAACAGGGCGCGGGGGGCGGCACGACCGGCTCGCAGGCCCTCCAGAAGCGCCAGGAACGGCTCGCGAAGCTCGGGATCACGGAAACCGAGCTGTTCGACAAAGCCTTCGCGTTCCTGACGCAGTGCTGTGTCCGGTTCGACTTCAAGGACGGCCTCGGGCCGGTCCCGGCCATCGTCACGCTCGCGTGGGAGTCCGTCGTCGTGCGGTTGCAGCGCAACGCGTACGGGCGGCCGTTCTACCGGGCGATGAAAGACCTCGAAGTGGTCGGCGAGTTCCTGCCGCACGCGCGCACGGAGGCGACGGAAGGGCTCCAGATCGTGCTGGACGACAGCGCGAACCAGGACCAGGACGCCTCGACCTTCGCCAACAACCCGGTGGCGATCATCGACCCCGTGGCGGCCGAGGACTACTACTCGATCGCGATCTATCCGGGCGCGAAGATCCCGGCGCCGCCGGACGCGGTGAAGTTCGACCGCCCGCCCGAGGCCGCGTACAGCCAGAAGGAAAAGATCGCGTTCTACGCGACGCAGATCGACCAGATGCTCGGCTCGCCGTCGTCGTCGAGCGCGAGTCCGGCCGCGAGCGGGCAGCCGCGCGGCGCCCGCACCTTCGGCGGGATGCAGATGATGCAGGCGCTCGCCAACATGGACATCAAGGAAGTGGTCGAGTTTCAGGAGGATCTGTTCTGGGAGCCGCTACTCGCGGACATCGCGTGGATGAACGCGAACTTCATGACGGACGAGCGGCTGCTCCAGACGGCGGGCAAGGACGGGGCCGCCGTGAAGGTCAACCGGGAGACGTTCGCCGGCGACTACGCCTACGAGTGGCAGGGCACGGTCACGATGACGAATCAGACGCTGCGGTCGGCGGCGATGCTCGTGTTCATGAATGTTGCGGGGCGCGTGCCGATGCCGCCGGGGACCACGATCAACGGGCCGCACATCCTGCGCGAGTGGTGGCGCTCGCAAGGGCTCAAGGACGCCGACCGCGTGGTCATCGAATCCGGGCGCCAGCAGCCGATCGACCCGGAGATTGAGAACGAACTCGTCCGGCTCGGGCGCGCGATCGAGGTGAGCCTGCTGGACGACGACGCGAAGCACCTCGTCTCGCACCTGATCGCATCGCAGGAGTACGAGCCCGACGACCCACGCCTAGAGGCGATGCTCCGGCACCGGCTCGAACACGAGCAGAGCCAACAGGCCAAGATCACGGCGCAGATCCAGGCCGCGATGCGTGCTGTGGCGCCCGGCCCGATGAATGGCGCAGCGCCGCCGGGCGCGCGCTCCGGCACGAAGGCGACGGCGACGCCACCAACCGGCGTCGGGCCCGAGCGGACGCTCATGGATTCACCAGCGGGAGCGATGGCATGACGTGGCGGTGCGGCCACCCGAAGACGCCAGAGACCACGGCAGTAGTCACCGTGCGGAAGCGCGGCCGCAATCCGTGGACCGGCGGGCGCTGCCGAGTGTGTCAGCTCGCCGCGCAGGCGCGATACCGCGCAAGTAGGAAGGGGCAGAGATCCCGGCGGCGACACAGCAAGACCGCCGGGCGCCGTGCGGCAATGACCAAGCACCAAGCGCGCTACATGACGCCCACGCGCGGGTCGTGGAAGAACATGTGGCGCCGATGCACCGACCCGACCGTGGCGGGCTATGCAGGCTATGGCGGCCGAGGCATCACGGTCTGCGGTCGCTGGCGGTCGTTCGAGCACTTCCTCGCCGACATGGGCGAGCGCCCGGCGGGCATGACGCTCGATCGCATCCAGAACGACGGCCACTACGACCCGTCCAACTGCCGGTGGGCGACCGCGAGCGAGCAGCGCATGAACCAGCGGCGTATGCAGAAGGTCGCCTGATGCCGGCCGATCTCTCCCGCGCGCTCGCGATGCTGGACCGGCTCCGGGGCGGCGATCCGCGGGGCTCGCTCAACGCCGTGGTGTCGCGCGCGCTGGAGGAGCAAGCGCCGCGGCGCGCGCTCGACCGTCTCGACGACGGTGAGGCGTTCGACGTGGGCGACCCCGATGGTGACGCCACGGGCAGCACGGCGACCGGCCCGACCGGCGTGTCGCCGTCGATGGGCCAGATCGGCCTCGGCGG